GTGCATGTCTTCAGTTTTCCCCGACCCAGTAAAAGAATTTGCATCCATTGAAGATGCAATTCACGATTTAGAAACAGATGAAGAGAACATTACAGATTCAGCTTATCTAGCAACTGCAATGGATGAATCTTCTAAAGGTCATTGGGTAAATGGATTTGATGTACATCCCGATGAAAAGTTTGCAGAGTGTAGTCCGTGTCTTGGTCTCGCACCTGTACTTAAGGAAAGAGAAAACCAAGCATATACCTCTATCGGAGACCATATTGTAAAACCATGGTTCCAAGAGAACATTGCACTCGGACACATCAAACCCGAAGATGAGAAACATTCTTACTACATGTCAAGAATCGTTCCCAAACATCTTCCAGCCCATTCATTGACTGAAGCGGGTTGTCAACCAAAGTTTATGGGTGGTAATCATTTTCACTTTGATGGTAAAAGGATTTACACACCTAAAGAGATGGTAAGGTTAATGACTTTACCCAATGATTATAAAATGACAGGTGATTACAACGACAAGGGAGCAAGAATCGGATTGATGGTTGCACCACTTTGTATGTACTATCTTGTTCAAAACATAAAGGCACAGATAATAGAACCATGGAATACACTACAGAAAAAGACTTAGGATTTAGAGAAACATTCAAAGAGTGGAACGGTAAATATCTTACCGAAGATTCTTATGATACTGTTATCTCATCTATTGGTGTCGAAGATAACATCATTAAAATCTATAAACCTCATGGTACACTCATGGGTGAAACATTACTTGCATGTATCGTAAAGAAAGCATACAAGGGTGAAGTGTATCAATCAGTTAAAGATACTCTATTCTCAATAGATGACACATCTACAATGAGAGCAAACGCTGCAGGCCCTATCAATCACGATGACATGAAAGCAAAAGGATTGATCGAAGGTAAAGATTATGTCCTTAGAACACCTAACAGTTATTACCCTCTAAAGAAGAACGGTGAGTTCAATCGTATTGCCACAGCAAATGAGATACATTCCGTGTTGATCGGTTATAAGAGAGGACGATTCACTGGTATGATAAAAGCTAGTGGATGGATGCAAAAGAAATCTAATGCAAAAAAATTAGAAGTGTTATCACAGATTGCAAATGTTAATGAGGAAGCATTGAAGAATGCAGTTCCCGAAGTATACAACTTACAAAAAACCTTTGCAGATGAGTGTATAGACGAGAAGTATCACATTGGTGGTTCACCGATGACAGCGTTATCTGCAAACAAGTATTCCACAGGTGGAACAGCAAAGATGTCTGCTCACTTGGATGGTAAAGATTTAGAGTTCGGAATGACAACTATGTGTGTCTTCCGTATTGGAGATTTTGGGGGTGCATACTTATGTTTTCCTAGATATGGTATTGCTATTGAAGCAGATGATGGAGACGTACTAATTGCAGATTCAAATGAATTGCATGGTGTGACACCTATCACTGGTGAAGGAGTAAGGTTATCATGTGTTGCATATTGTGATGAACATGTTGCAACCAAAGGAAGAGCTGGAAAGACAGAGAACCCTATCGGCCCTCATGCTGGAAAGTATGAAGATAAAGGTTCACTGGACAGCTTCTTTTAGACCTAAATATACATGTATCAACTGGAACGTTTCCTTTTGGACATCAACGTTATAACATATCCCTCGTGGGGATAAGGAAAAAAATATGACAACCAAAAAACACCTGTTCGCAGGTTTAAAAAAGAACTATGATATAGAACTCACCCGAGAACTATGTCCACCCAAAGAAACTTATCAGACTTGTAAATTCAAGAAAAGACTTGTAACACATGTCGATCAGATTTACACCATTGACCCTATTACAGGGGCCCCATTGCAACCTAGAGAATTAATCAATCTCACTCAAAATAAGATTGAGCTCAAAACTTCATTCAAGTATAGAGGCTGGTTACATTCAGAAGAACCATTATTTGTACAACTGGCTGCAGACGGAAAATTTATCTTAAGAAGTGGTTTCAATAGATACCACGCTGCAGTTGAAAGTGGTTGGGATTATGTGCTAGTAGATGTATACGAAGATGCACCATTCCAAAAGGACAACATTGCATTTAAGTATGTTTGTAACAACAGTAACCTACCATCTAAGCCAAATAAAGATATTGATTATGTTAGAGGTGTAGTAGAAGCGATTGATGCAAATGCAATCAACCAAGAAAAAGAAGACGAAATAATTTCTTTCTTAAAACAAATCACATCGACAGAAGATGGGATGAGTTTGAAAACACCCGAAGAGCTTGTATCCTATATCACAGTTGAAGACATAGATGACGAAACTGGTGAAGATAATTCTTATGAAGAACTGTCATCTTCTTGTTTACTATATAAAGTCTATAGACAAAGAGGTAAGAATAAAAACATTCTACCACTCGATGGTAAATATGCAAACGAACTTCTTAACAAACTTGGAAGAGGTTATGCTGGTAACAAGCAAAAGAAAGGTTTTGAGTTGGGATACTGTTTTGAGAAAGGGAATAGTCTACACAGAATATTGTGGGATGGTTTAAAACTTTATGGTAAGTATCAATCGCCAATCATGTTATATGGTTATGTTGAGAACCCATCATCAACGACCTTGGCTGCAGATAGAAGATCAACTTATGAAAGATATGTGTTCTTTATCGAAGAAAGTAAAAGAAGATTTACAGATGCCCTTGACTACAATAAAATGGGTTTGAACTTCATGCAACTTGATTGGAAGTTCGAAGATATTTTTGTATGGGGTGGATTCATACCTCAAGACATGACACCACATTGTGATGAAACTGGGAGGATAATAAACCTATGATCATTATGGTTGGTGGAGTTCCATGTTCGGGTAAGTCAACTCTCATGAGAAGACTTATCTCTAGGTTAGATGAACCCAACCTAATTGAACCGATGAAACTATTTAAGTGCCAAGAACATGGTGACATATTAGTAGTCGGTCAATATCCCGAGGGAGAGACATTCGGTGGAACTGATAAGCTCTCTCACGGTTCTATACCACAATTTAGAGAATTCATTGAGTGGGCAAACATTGCCTACAAACATGTTCTAATAGAAGGTGATAGATACTTTAGAGGAGTAGACATAGAGTGGTTAATGCAAAATCACGAAGCATTAGTTTACGTTCTAACAGTAGACATAACCGAAGAACACAATCGTCACGCAGAACGTGGAGACACACAATCAGAAGTATGGCTGAAGGGAAGACGAACACAGATAAATAACATACTAACAAACATGAATTTACTAGGTCAACTAGACATTCGTGCTAACAATTTCATAGAGACTTCTATGAAAATAGAGGACGAGATATATGCCAAGCTTATTTAAAAGCGGAGTCTACCTAGTTGTAGAGAACCTGTCGTCTGAAGATGCAGGAATAGAACTCACTGGTGGTGAATGGGACGGACTCGTATACCAATACGGCAAGGTCGGATTTGAAACTGGTAAACCCAACATAAACTTTGAGAGAACTATAAGAAGAGTTCCCCATAATGTGACCAAGTCAGAAGAGGAACTTGAAAAACTCCTAAATAATACCGAACTCAATACACTAATGGGTGACATTCTAGTAGAAGTCATGCAAGAACAAATAAGGAAAGATAAAGACAATGAACAAAGAAGTACTAAAGGAACAGATTAAGAGACACGAAGGTGAAGTCCTTAAAGTGTATGAAGATTCACTAGGATATCTAACACTAGGTGTTGGCCATCTTATTAAAGATGGTGATGCAGAACACGGTCAAGATGCTGGAACTCCAGTCAGTCAAGAAGTATGTGATGCATATTATGAAGACGACTTCGATAAACACGTTGATGAAACTATTCATGTGTTTGAATCAAAAGGTGGAAAGGACTTTTATAGTCTTCCCGAAGACATCCAACACGTTTTAGTCAACATGACTTTTAACTTAGGTGGAAGTCGTTTTGGTAAGTTTAATAATATGTGGAAAGCAGTTGTTTCAGAAGATTGGAAAACAGTTGCAGTAGAGATGGAAGATTCCAAATGGTTCGGACAGGTCGGTAGACGTTCGAAAGAACTTCAAGACATGGTTCTTGCGTGTGGATAACATCTATGCATTGAGACTGATTGGAGGTGACACTATCTTAGGTAGGGTGGCCACTTCTCATTTCAGTAAAAAGGTGATCATACAAGAACCCCAACTCTGCATCGTAGAAGTTACCGATGGGAAGATGGAAATTAGTCTTGCACCTTGGATGCCTTGGGCGAGAGAATATAGATTTGAGATAAATCAATCTAACATCATAACCCAATTTAAAGTTAGACCAAACTTAGAACAGAATTATAAAGTAGCAACAGGAAACAAATAATGAGTGATAATTTAGATACATTGGTAGAATACCAACGACACATAACAGATAATTTTGCAGCCATACAATCCAATGTATCGGGAGTCGAGAGATTGGATTTCATGGTAAATATGTACTGGGGTTTTGAAGACGGCCGTTTCAATTGCGATGCGGGTGAAGACACCTCTATATACGAAGCTTCAGCAGTCACGGTTAAAACATGGATTGATGCCAACGGTGGATTCCCAGCAGATGGGCCCCTTGCATTACGTTCAGTAGACCCCACCCCTTCATCCCCCACGGCATAATTATTATGGATAAAACAATATTACTCAAAGCTCTCCAGTCACAGTACACTGGTGAAATGGATATTGCACTTGCAAACATTGAAGTGTACATTCACAACCCAGCTGCCATTGGAGAACATTCCGAGATTGCACAAGCACTAGATATTCAAGTTGAAAAATTTGCCAATGCAAAAGAAAAACATGATGCAGTGACAGATATTTTAGGTAGCAATGGACAAAAAACCCTTGTAGGATAGACCAAAGTATAGTATAATACCAGTATGGATTTCTATACTAATGTATGTCGTACAAGAGACAAAATTCTTGTAAAGGGTTATCAGAACGGTAAGCAGGTCAAACAGACTGTTGCTTACCGTCCTAACCATTATGTCCCATCCACCAAGGGTGAGACTGCATTCAGATCACTAGACGGTAAACCTCTTGAGGCAGTAAACCTCAGTTCAATGGGGGGTGCAAGAAAGTTCCGAGAATCATATCAAGGTACTGTTGGATTTGAAATCCACGGTTACGACAGATACATCTACACCTACATCGCAGATCAATACCACGGCGATATCAAGTGGGACTACAAGACAATCAAAATTGCAACACTCGACATTGAGTGTGAGTCAGAGAATGGTTTTCCCGAACCAACTCTTGCAATGGAGAAGGTCAATGCAATCACAATCAAACCATTTCGTTTCATGGCACATACCTTTGGTATCGGGCCTTGGGATGAAAAACCTGCCAATGTTCACTATCACGAATGTGTAGACGAAGCACAACTACTAACCGAATTCATTAAGTACTGGAGAAAGGAATCTTTCGACATTGTTACTGGTTGGAATGTGGATGCGTTTGATATCACATATCTGTGTAATCGTGTTGATAGGTTATTCGGTGAAGATACCCACAAGAAGTTCTCTCCGTGGAATCAAGTAGATGTCAGAGAATACAAAAACAACTTTGGTAATGCTCAACAGAAGTTTACACTCTACGGCATCAATGTTATCGACTACATGGAATTGTATCGCACTAGAACATTTGTCAATCAAGAATCTTATGCACTGAATCACATTGCTCATATCGAATTGGGTAAGAAGAAACTAGATTATTCAGAATATGGTTCATTGCACGGATTGTATAAGAATGACTATTCCAAGTTCCTTGCATACAATGTACAGGATGTGGTTCTTGTTGAAGACATAGAAGATAAACTTGGTCTATTAGAATTGACCATGACAATGGCTTACAATGCAAAGTGCAACTTCTCCGATACATTTGGCATGGTGAAGTATTGGGAAACAATCATCTACAACTTCCTAAAAGAACAGGGGATTCAAACTCCTCCTCAGAAGTTGGATAGAACTAAACAACATCAAATCGTTGGTGCATATGTAAAGGAACCACTGATTGGTAGACATGATTGGGTTATGTCGTTTGACTTGAACTCACTCTATCCCCATTTGATTATGCAGTACAACATCTCACCCGAGACCATGATGAAGAATGGTCTTATGGATGTTGATGTCCAAAAGATTCTAGATGGTACGGCAGACTTATCCAGCCTAAAGAAACTAAATTTAACAGTTGCACCCAATGGTGTAAAATTCAAAAGAGACAAACAGGGTTTCCTACCCGAACTTATGGAGAAGTTCTACTTAGAACGTAAAGAGTGGAAAGGTAAGATGATTACCTATCAGAAGGAACAGGAAGTTTGTACCGATTCAAAACGAAAGAATGAACTTGATGGTCTAATTAAACGAGCATACAACAATCAACAGGTCAGAAAGATTGCACTTAACTCAGCTTACGGTGCATTAGCAAATCAATACTTTGCATTCTTTGACCCCAATCTTGCAGAAGCAATTACCATGTCGGGTCAGTTAGTCATTAAGACTGCAGAGATCACTATCAACAATTGGATGAACAATGTACTGAAGACAACCAACCAAGATTATGTAATCGCAATGGACACGGACTCAGTATACATCACTTTTGATTCATTAGTGAAACAATGTTTCCCTAATGAAACATCTAAGAACAAAATCATCGATTTCCTTGATACTGTTGCTAATGAAAAAGTCGAGGAAGTGTTATCAAAAGGATACGATGAACTTGCAGATTACACTAATGCATTCCAACAGAAAATGGAAATGGGTCGAGAGGCTATTGCAGATCGTGGAATATGGACTGCAAAGAAAAGATACATCCTTAATGTTTATGACATGGAAGGAGTGAGACTTGCAGAACCTAAACTAAAGATGATGGGTATTGAAACTGCAAAGTCCAGTACACCACAATGGGTTCGTAAGAAGTTAACCGATGCCCTTAAGTTGGTCATGACTGGGACAGAACAAGAAGTATGGGATTTCGTAGAAGGTGCAAGGGATGATTTTCGTAGACTCCCAGTCGAACAGATAGCATCCCCTAGAGGTTGCAACAACCTACAACAGTACTCAGACAAATCACACATCTATGGAAAGGGTACGCCGATTCATGTAAGAGGTGCATTACTGTACAACCATCATCTAGTGAAAAATAACATTGATAAGAGATACACACACATACGCAACGGAGATAAGATATTGTTTTGTTATCTTAAGATGCCGAATCGTATGAACGAGAATGTCATTGCATTCTCCAATGTATTACCGAAAGAATTTGACTTACAAAACTACATTGATTACGATATGCAGTTTGACAAATCATTCATTGAACCATTAAAAAAGATAATTGAATTGATTGGTTGGAACGTTGAACCAGTCGCATCACTGGATAGTTTCTTCGGGTAAAAAAAATGATAAATATGAGTATGGAAAATTTATATGAATTTAATGTGACTGTCACAAAAGTGGTGGACGGAGATACAATCGATGTGGACATCGATTTAGGTTTCAGTACGGTTCTTAAAAAACAAAGAGTTAGGCTTATGGGTATAGATACCCCCGAGTCTAGAACACGAGATTTAGTTGAAAAGGTATTTGGAAAGGCTTCTAAATATCATCTTGTAGACCTATTATCGCAAGGTGCAGTGACACTGATCTCACACGATAAGGGTAAATTCGGAAGAATCCTTGGTGAATTGTTCGTTAATGACCCGATTGCAGACGGCCACCCAGTGTATCAAAAAAGAGTTAGTGTCAATCAACAGATGATTATTGACCACCATGCTGTAGAGTACACTGGTGAAAATAAAGACACTACCACACAACGCCATTTGGAACACAGACAACTGTTACTGGATAACGGAACCGTTACCCAAGAGCAGATTGACAAGGTGTCCTAATGACCATCGCATTGATTGATATATTCTATGTCATTATGATAGGAATGATCTTCGCAATCATGGGATTGATGGAACTTCAGATCAAAGAGATCAAATCGATGATGAAAGAACACATCAAATTTGATGATAAGATGTGGCAGGCTGAGAAAGATCGTATCACCAAAGAACACGACAAAAAATACTCAAAAAACCCCCTTGTAAAATAGACCCTTCTCTGTTATACTAAGGTATACATTTGAGAGGTGTTTATAATTATGAGTTTTTTAAAAGATTTAGTAAAGGCGAGTGGTAACGAGTACGCAAGTATCGTTAACGATGGAATCGCTGCTGGAGATGTTGACAGTTTCATTGATACTGGTTCACATATCTTCAACGCACTATTAAGTGGTTCACTATACGGTGGACTACCTTCAAACAAAATTACAGCAATCGCTGGAGAATCTGCAACAGGTAAAACCTACTTTGCACTAGGGATAGTCAAACAATTCCTAGAAGACCACAAAGATGCAGCTGTAATCTATTTCGAATCTGAATCTGCAATATCAAGAAGTATGATTGAGGACAGAGGTATCGACTCCAAACGAGTTGTTATCGTCCCAGTCGTTACAGTTCAAGAATTTCGAAATCAAGCAATCAGTATACTGGATAAGTATGCAGAAACCCCCAAAGACAAACGTCCACCTATGATGTTCTGTTTAGATTCACTTGGTATGTTATCAACAACCAAAGAGATCGAAGACACTGCAGAAGGTAAAGAGACTAAGGATATGACACGGGCTCAGATCACCAAAGGTGCATTCAGAGTTCTTACCCTTAAGTTGGGTCGTGTTGGAGTTCCTATGATTGTTACAAATCACACATACGATGTGATTGGTTCTATGTTCCCTCAAAAAGAGATGGGTGGAGGTAGTGGATTAAAATACGCTGCATCATCAATCATCTATCTTTCCAAAAGGAAAGAGAAAGAAGGAACTGAAATCGTTGGTAATA